ATTTTTTTTTTTTTTTTTAATTAAAAATAAGCTTCTCAAACTCAGGGTCGTTCGCAAGGAGCTTGGTGAAAGTAGCAAGTTGGCCAGGTTTTCTCTTGTTGCTCAAAGTTAGCGGACGATTGATGTAGGAAGTAGCGTTTAATTTCAGGGATCGTTGGAAAATGATCGAGTTTAAACGGTAGCTGAGGGTTATCAGGTGAATCTCCAAAGACGAGCGTTAGCCCGGCGGGATTCGGTGTGTATCCTTGTTTTGCATAGTAGAGATAAATCTCTTCTAAGCATTGGTGCACACGTGAGTGATTGCCGCAACTCGCGTAAGCGAAACCGATGGCTTGTGCCATTGTGATTTCGGGCTTAGGGTTTTTGGCTTTCGTGTGGTAAAACTGCGCTAACATTTTGATCTCATCGCGATAGGGAATTCCGTTTTGATGACGGTAGCTGAGGACTTCGCGTCCATTCAGGGTATTCGCTATCTCCGATTTTTCGAACGATATGACAGACTTAAAATAGTAGTCCGCTAATTCTTGCATTCTGAGCAAAAATTCATCGTGAGAAGAAGGGGGGATAAGGGCACAAAGACGAATGATTGAGTCGTCGCCTTGTACTTTGATAATGCAGTGCTTGGGATCGAGTCCCATAGCTGACAGGAGTGTGGCTAGTTCGGTGTAGTTGTATCCCGAGTCAAGTAGTTGAGTCGTATACAAACCAGAGGGTATACCAGCAATTCGGCGCCTATACATTCTACCGTCAGGTAAGACGATTGATGAATTGTAAAGGTTTTCTAATGTCCAGAGGAACAGGCGTTCCATCTTTATTGCTTTGTCGTGCGTCCAGTCCTTAGAGGTATCTGGATACATGATGTTAGGTACATAACCATTATTGAAGTCAAAGAAACCGCGGAATACTTGCATGATACGTTGTATCAAGGAGAAGTAAGCGCGTTTGTCGAAACGTTTCCAGTCTATCGTAAGATAGGATCGTCGGACATATTGGTGAAACAGGACGGCGTTAAGCCTAATCCATCCACCTGTGAATGTCTCGTAACCCCAGAGCATTGGTGTGATGCCAGGGTTGGATTTGATCCAAGCGATATATTCCCAGTAGAACATCGTTTCAGCGATGATCCATGGTTTGGAAACTCCCCAGATGGTTCGCATCTTTTCGGGGTCGTTTTTCTTGACAATGGCTGTTTTGGTGTGAAGTAGCATTGGGAAAATGAACCGGTCCTTAACATAGCTCGTAGATTCGAGTCCAGTTAGGTCAGTAAATCCGCTTTTGATGATATGATGCCAGCGTCTGGTCCATGCAAAGATAGCTCCTTTTTGGAAGCCGAACTTGGCGGGGGTGATCTGGGCAAGTTGATGCTCAGTCGGTGTTGGGCCATAACGACGTAAGGCGTCGGCGGGATTGACATATTTGGTCCATTGCATAGTTTCGGGATTGTAAAAATCTCCGAAGGTTTTGCGGTTGTTGAGGAAATACTCATCTGTAGAGAAGGGCGCTTCTGAGTTGACTTGCCATTTGTAGGGGTAGTGGTGCTCGACATCATTGATGTGGACTGGTCTGCAGAGGTTAGGAGGCTGGAAGGCCTGCTGGAAGCATTGGAGTCCGTATTCGACGTGTTCGTCAAACGGGATCTGGTGCGGTTCAACATCGTTAGCAAAGAAATCATCAAGAATAGCGTCGTTCGAGGGAACGGTGCGTCGGTGATCTTCGGTGATTATCTGTATTTCGCGGTCAGTTAAGAACTTGCGAAAGGAGTGCTTTAATGTGGCTTGATGAGCCTTGATATTGCGTTCGTTAGGTACCACTGTGTGAGGGTGTACGTGATAGGTACCAACTAGCTCGAGATTATAGTCGCTTTTAAAAAAGCGGGTGATGCGGTTGAAGGCGGAGGTGAGATATTCCATTGTGAGAGAGGTGAAAATAATTTTCGTTTGTACGTGATAACTGTGTATTGTTGGTTATCGAAG